TGCGGCGCGGCTGGCGGCGCAGACGGACCACGAAAACGGCTAGTTGCACCCCGCACAGCTTCGATAGCGTTTGGCAGTTTAACTGCGCCATATCCTGTGGCACCGCCAAAAATACCGCCCAAGGTAGCGCCTCCAAGCGCCCCCATCCCGCGCTGATCCTGCGGCGCAGAAAGAGCGCCAGAAACGTAACCCACCGGAACGCCAACGCGAGCGCCTTCTTTCACGGCTTCCATGCCGGTGCGAACGCTGCGGCCCCCGCCGCCACCGCCGCCAAGGGCAGCACGGGTTAGCTGAAGGGCGCGGCCACCGGCAAGCGCGGTGGAACCACCGCCAGTCTCAGGAGCCAAAAGCAGGGATGCGGCAACGGGTAATGTTGCCCCCACCGCCGTTGCACCGGCAGCAACCCACGGGTGTTCGCGCTGAAAACGCTCGCGCTGCATACGCTGCATTTCCATAGATTTGTCGTAGTCGCCACTTAGGGCAGCAGAAAGTTCGTCAGCACCACCAAGCGACAACCCTTGATTTAACTGTTGCAACCCGCCAGAAAACAGAGACTGCTTTGTTTCATTGTCGTGTAGCTTGTATGCCTCATCCGGCGTAGCCGCTTCGTATATTTTGCCGTCGATGCGAAACTTTCCCATTGCTTTGTTCCTTACCGGCTTCCAGGCGACGGAAGGTCAACTACTCCGTCGTCGCCTCCTTCAGACATGCCTGCGTACGCATCTTTCAAAGCAGCCTCAAGCGCAGGCATTGCGCGCCCCGCCCTAGCGCGTAAACCCGCCATGTACGTTTTATAACCGCGCTTCTTTTGGGCAATGGTTACATCCTTGTTGCCGTACACCGGGACAAGCTCTTTTACCTTTTGACGTGCTTCGCTTTCATTTATACCAGCACCAGTTGCGGCCCTTAAAAGCGCCTCTGCCATAGACTCGGAGGCTTGAGTGAACATTTGCCTGGGGCCAGTTCTTTGAGACTGAGTTATGGCTTCACCGAACATCGGTATGGCTTGCGTAAATACTTCAGACAATGGTTGTTTTGAAGCATTTGGGTCCAGCTTCAATGCTTCATCCATATTCCGAATTGCCAAGTCCGACTGAGCAAACCAGCCAGCGGCTTTACGTTCATCCTCAGATGGCTGCGCGTTGCTTGTCTTTGGATTAATGGGACCGCCATACAGTGTCGGCTTTCCTCCAACATAGTTGAAAAGTTGGCCGGTGCTGGTGTCCCTGAACAAAGGCGTTCCCTTGTCATCGGTGCCAATCTGAGTGGCAGCGCCCGTTCCAAACGGATCAGGCTTGTTTTGCCTTGCAAGCATGGCGCTGTACTGGGCAGCCAGCCGCCTTTCACGCGCGTCTGCTTCCTCGTTATCAAGCACTTTGCCGCCCATGTTCAGCAACGCCGACGCTTGCTCCTTACGCCCAGCGAACGGACTAACAGTGAACTTGCCGCCAGAAACAATGCCGTAATCGCCTATCTCCTGCGGCGTTTGCGCGGCAAGGGAACGCTTCAGGTATGTTTCCTGAACAGGCTGAAAGCCCTTGCCTGCATACTGCGCGGCTAAGGCGTTTACCATGTCCATCTGCCCCTGGCGCTGGCGCTGGGCGGCATACTCGTTCAGCGACGTAACGTCAGGCTGCTGACCGTACATCTGCATCGCGCGGGCAAGAAGCTGCCTGCCGCTTAGATTGGCAAGTTCTTGTTCGTAAGGGTCAGCCATGTTTCACCTATTAACCGCCGAAATACAGGCGCTTTTCTTCTTCCGTCATATTCATAATGTCATACGGGCTACCAGCGCCAGTCGGAGCAGGCGTCGGCTGCTTGGCCGGGAACATGCCACCCATCAGCCTTTCAAGACCTTGGCGCTGCATGTCAGACATTTCACCGCGCCGCGTGTCCAGCTTCTTCTGCTGATAGCCAGCCGAAATACCCTGCGCGACATTGCCCAGCGCCTGCGCCCATGACGGGGCAACGGCTACGCGGCCCATCATCCTTGTTTCAGGCATTTCCATCGAACGCTCACGCAGCGTGTTGATGGATTCCTGCTGCCGAAGCATCTGCTCCTGCTCCGGCGTAAGCTGCCCCTGCGAAAGCAGGTACGCAAATAATGCCCTGTCCTTATCGTCATCCATATCAGGCTCCATTCAATCCGCTGTAGTTCACCATTAGGTATCCGCTGGGATGCTGCGCCACCAGGTCCGGCCTGACGGTCAGCAGTTCCTGCGCGATCACGCCGCGCTCCCTGCGGTCAAAAATGTCGTATTCGTACACGCCGACGCCGACAGGATGCGTGCCAACCTGCTCGATGTTCGACTTCAGGCGAACGTCGGAGAAAGAGAACGGAGCGCCAGTAACAAACGGAGCGGCAGCACCGGCAATGCTTCCCAAGCCACTCATCAAGCCGCCCAAAGCACCCTGCTGCGCGTTGTAAGCGTCAAGCTGCGCCTGATAGCCCATGTTTGTTGCGCCCAACAGATCAGGCGTTTCTGCACGCCCAGCCTGGCTAAAAGACGGGAACTGCGGCATCCCGACTTGCTGGCCTGTCAGCAGCGCGTTCATTTCATTTAGCGGCATACCGCGAGCCTGCGCCTGCTCCGCAATCGCCTGCTGGCGCAAGCGGTTCATGGAATCCGAATACTGATTGCCAAGACCAAATTGCTGGCCCACCGCGCTGTTCATGGCCTGCATACGCGCAAGGTCCATAGCAGACGCCTGATTCAGCGCCTGATTTCCAAAATTACCTTGGCTTGTCGCTTCGTTAATGGCCTGCTGACGCGATTGCATACCAGCGCCAAACATATTCTGCGCTTCCTGGCCAGCCACGCGGAAGGCGTCATACTGTTCAGCCGACTGGCGACGGGCTAGATCATCCAGCGCACGCTGATAGCCTTCCGTACCCTGCTTGAAGCCCTGATTAGACAGCTTGGTTTCGAGCTGCTGCTGCTGATACTGATGCAGCGGGGCCATTTGTTGCATCAGCGACTGAGCAATACTGTTGCGGTAGCTGGTGTCATACGTCGGCGCTGTAGGCGCGTTGCCGAAGTTATACGAAGTGCTCAGACCCGGCGTGTAATCCGTTGTTCTGGTCTGCAAGCTGCCCGGCGTACCAGGCGCGGTCATGGACGGCAGGTTCTGCCAGTCAAACGGCTGGCTGTAAGCATCGCCCACGCGCTGCATGAAGCCAGACGCAAGGTTGCTTCGGCCCTGCTGTGTGGCAATCTGCGAGTTGAGCGCGTTCTGAAGCTCCGGGGCCAGATTGACGTTTTGCTGCCACTGCGTAACGCGCTGCCCCGTCGCCGGATCAATCTGGGCGCTGGCGTTCCAGGTCTGCGACCCCCACGGCGTGTAAACTTCCGGGCGGTTGGCATAGTTCTGCGTAATCACGTTTTCGCGTGATGCTTGAGCCTGCGCGTTGGCGGCACCCGTGTAATCAGGCGGCGCGGGCGTGGATTTGCTTCCCATTGTCCTTCTCCAAATAGCGGCAATCCTCACGCCGCAGCGACAGGATTACCAAGCTGCCATCGGGATGACCACCCTCAATGGAGGCCACTTCTTCAAAACCAATGTGCTTGTCAAACTTCAACGCCCGCTTGTTTCCTGACGGAACCGCGCCAATTACCACGTTTAGCTTTGCTGTGTTAAAAGCGTAGTCAAACGTGCAGCGCAGAAACTCGCGCGTCACCCAATTTCCTTCGCCAGCAACGTGCATCTGGCAAGACGCACCGTTCCAGTTGTCAAAGCCCACAACGCCCACAATTTTGCCGCTCTCGTCCACATTGGCGAGGCAGCGCAGGTTAGGCGTAGGGACGTATTGGATGCGCTGGCAGAGCCACGCACCAAGAACGTCATGTGGGCCAAACACAATCATTAGTACAGGTTCCATAGCGCAGGGTCAGCGTCGTTGTATTGCGCGTAATAAACATACGGGTTCGTATAGTCAGGCATGTTGTACCCAAGACTGGGGTCAACGTTCTGCTTCGGTATCGCTGGGTTCTGGTAATCAATTGGCGCGGTAAAGCTAAAGTTGGTTTCATCAGGGTTGCTGCTGCTGAAATCATAGTTGTACGGGTTGTAGTACGACTGCGGCGTAGCAGGCTGTTCCGTGTACGGGTCAACGCTGTTAGCCGCCACACGCGGCGGCGGCGTGTATGTCTGGGCAGGCGCTGGCATGGGCAACTGCATGACTGGCGACGGCGTAGCAGGCGCATTGCGCTGCCACGGGAACGAAAGCGTCTGAAAAGACTGTGCTTGCGGTGCAGCTTCCGCAGATGGGGAAGCCGCACGCAACGCTGCAATCAGTGCGCTACCTTCAGCCATTACATTACTCCACCAATCTGTCCCATCACATGAAAGCTCGAAAAAGTGGTCGAACCACCAAGCCCGCGAACACGCATACGCAGCGATCCGTAATAGCCAAGCCCTGTGACGCCAACCCAGATTTGATACACGTTAGATGCAGACGCCCAGCGGGCAATGTTCCATTTATCAACGTCCCATTCGGGGTTAAGCTCTGCAACAAAAGAAGGCGAACCGGCCACGCCTTGCGTGGAATACTGCGTATTCAACCGAACTTTTATGCTAGGCGGCTGCGTGCAAATAAATATCGGGCGGGCCATAACAAACTGTTTTAATTGGCCCGGCGCGTCGTAAGCATTAAACGCCGTTTGCACATCTCCTTGGACCGCCTCGCCTAGCGAGCCGTCAACTTCAACCTGGTCTAGCGACCCGGTAAAACCAAGCGCCACGCGATTGTCATCTGTGGCAAAATAAAACTTTCCGCCAAACAGGCAGCACGCCGTCATCGGCATGTTGTTTAACGTACACCACGCGCCAGAATTGACGTTCATGGCGTACTGCTCATACGCAGCGCCTTGAGGCGGCAATTTGATAAGCAAAATTTCCTGACTGGAAATTACCTGCAAATCAAAAGCAGATACGTTGCGCAATTTAGTCACTAGCGGCGAAAGCACCGGCTGCACTTTGGCAGACGGTCCTTGGCTAAGATCAGCAGAGAACTGACCGTTGACTAAACGAGAAATAGGAACAAGCCCAAGTTCCGACAGCAGCATTACATCGCCGCCGTATGACGTAAAAAAGTTTCCGTGGTTCGGTATAGGACCAACGTACCAGATACCCTTTTGCCCAAAATTATTAGGGTCACTGGGGTCTGTACCCTGCCAAACAGCAACATCGCCTTCGCTGCCTGCGACTACCAAGTAATCGTCAATGCCAGCACCTGCGTCCATAGTCCAGTTCATAAGGCCACGAATGTAGCCGCCATTGCGTAGCACAGAACCCATTTCAAACGGGTCTGCATGACCCGCGATGGCGTCAACGTCGCGCAAGTAATAAACTACAGAAGTATCTTTAATAGCGAACCAGACGCGATTTTTCCAAACCATTACAAAATTTGGATCGGCAGGAAGCCCAGTTACAGTTTGCTGCGTCCAGGTTGTCCCGTCGTATGTCCAGTACCCAGCGCCGGGGGATACAGCCAGCAGGAAGTTTCCTGCTCCGTTAGAAAACTGCGTTGTAACCCAAATATCGTCGTCGGAACCAGAAGGGCCAGATTCCAGCACAGGTTCTTCAACTGTAACGTCCCATATACCGCCGTTACTAGCCGCGAACAATTTGCTGTTTTCACCAGCGTTGTAAGAAAACATTGACCCAATAGGGTTTTCAAGCGCCTCTGTTTTGTACTGCCATCCGGCGCGAAGTTCTGTCCCGGTGCGCTTGGGAATAAAGTTTTTTAAAATAAGCGCGTCCTGCACAGGCATATTGGCAATGCTGTCGCGGAAGTTAAGCCCACCAACCGGCGCAGGTGACATACGCAACAGCGCAACCTGCGAAGCCGCAGATTTTATTGGCGATTTTGTTTGGCGCAGCGGGACCAGTGGCATGGCTATCCACCAAATCCGGTGTCTGGGGTGTTAGTCAGCGGCTGGATGTATGGGAAGCCGTAAGTGCGAACCATCGTCAGAACAGGCGCACCCTTTTCCTGACCCCAACGGTTTTCAAGCGTCAGGTGGAAATCGCGCATTGCGGCGCTGCTGTCCAAGCCCTTCATTTCCAGCCATTTTGCACGCGCGTATAGCGTGACAAGATAGCTGTCCAACAGGATCGTGTCGCCGTTTTTGGTGGCGCGGTTCTTATATAGGTTTGGATCGTCTTGATCCCGCACCCAAGCAGCCGACTGGTAGAAAAACACCAAGTCTTGCGCGTCAGTAGGCGGCGAAAGGATATAGATTTTGTTGTCGCGCACCTGCCAGTAGAACGACAGTGTTGGCAGCACCTGCCGCACAATAAGCTGCTGCCACATCTGCGGAGAGATAGGACCAATCGCAGGCCATTGGTTCGTGCTGTTCCACTGAGTCTGGTCAACCCAGTCGTAGAAGTCCTCCGGAAGCGCAAATGCTTTCTGCGACTGCCCAGGCCCATCCGCTTGGATGGACATAGTGTATGGCTTAGTCAGTTCCTGCCAGTCATAAAGAGACAGAAGGTCCAGGCCAGCCATGTTGACGGCCTGGACCATCTGCTGCACAGACGGGTCCGACGAACCAGCGGGGTCACTGGGGGTGTCGTAGCTCACCATCTGCGCGACGTTCTGAACGATCACGCCTAACGTCGAATCATTGACGATCTGGTAAGCCATCCCGTTTTACCCTCAATCTTCCGATTTATCGGCCTTGCCAGACTTCTTGCCATTCATCATGCGGGTCAGCGCGTTAAGCTGTTCCTGCATTTCTTCGATCTTGGCGTCACGCTCTTTGAGTTCTTCGCTCATCTTCACCAGCGGGGCGTTGCCTTTCGCCAGCTCAATGAAGTTGTTGGCCGCACGCTTGTCCTCGGAGAAACCAAAGAACTTTTGGCCCACCGCATCCGACGCGCCCGCAAGCTGCTCAACGGTGGTGATGTTGAAGAACTTGTATTCTTCAATCTTTGAAGGCGTCATCTTCGGCAGCGCGGTCAGCGGCGTGCCTTCGACAGCATTTCCAGCGCCTGCCTGCCACTTGGCATATTTGTCGGCAAAACGGCGACGATTGATGTCGTTTACCGGCTCATCAATCATCAGCAGCTTGTCGCCTGGAATCATAATTTTGATGTAATCCACTTCCTTGTAGATTGCGCGGCCAGCTTCTTCGCTTGCGCCGGTTTGAAGAACAGGCTTGCGATAGAAAGAAACGCCAAGTCGGCTGTCCTCAGAAAAACGTGATTCATCAAGACCAGGCGCATCGGCAATCGAGGACCAGTCAGTAGTCGCGGTGGCGGTGTTCATGGGGTTTTCCCTATTTTTTGGTTAAAAGATTAGTGGGGCCGAAGCCCCACTAGTTAGGCGTTAGTTTCAATCTTCAAGTCAGCGGTGGTGCTAGACGCACCGATACGCCAACCACTGATTGAAGCTCCGTCACTGCCGGTCAAACCGATGCCTTCGCAAACGGCACCAGTGTCCTGTGAGGCATTGGTGTCAACAACAGCGGGGTAAGCAGCAGAAACGGCAGAACTGTAAGTAGCGGCCATAATTTACCTCTTTAAAAGACCTTGGTGGACGGGGGTTCACCCAGCCCACCAAGGCAAGGTAAACCCCCACCACGGGGTTACTTAGTTCTGGATGCGGCCCTGGAACTGAGCGCCAGAACAAGTCAGGTTGCCAGCCCAAGCCAGAATCTGAACTTCAGCGTCCTGGTTGATGGCATAGCGGCGGTTCGGGCTGAGAGCCACCATGTTCCGGTCCTTATGGGGACGCAGGAACAGGTACTTGGTGTTCAGCATGAAGCCGGTGTTGGCCGGGCAGTAACCGCCGATACCACCGTCCAGAACAACGTCAGCGTCCATGAACTTGATGGTCGGGAAGCCAAGGTCGCCGGTCTTGGGGTCAGTGAAACGCTGCTGCGCCTGCAACGAACCCATGAAGTACGACCAGTAGGTGTTGTCCAGAACAACCAGGTCGGGACGATCCGCACCGCGAACCAGCGACGACCACAGCTTATTCATGGCAGCCTGAATGGTGGTCGCGGACGGGGTGACGCTCTGAACGCTGAAGTCATACAGGCCCGAACGCCAGAACGACCAAGTGGCGCGATCAATGCCGCCATAGGTGCCAGTGGTCGGGTCAGTCGGGACAGCGGCACCAAGGCCGGTCACTTCCTTACCGCCAGAGCCGGTGCCGTCGCTGTACAGCGAGCCAGCCAGCTTGTTCGCCATCGTGCTTTCAGCCACGTTCAGGCGGGCTTCCAGCAGGTCAATGAAGGCTTCGCGGCCAGAGTTCTGGAGCATTTCCAGACCGGACATGACAACCGGGCAGGCCAACTGCTTGATGTTAAACTCAGCGGCGCTGATAACGTCAGACGCAGCAACCGGCAGCAGATCGTAGCCAGAATAGAACCCGGCGTTGCCATTTTCGGCAAACGACAGTTCCTGGAAGATCACGTTACCGCCGCCAAAAGGCTTCACGTTGCCGCGCTGGTTCAGCTTGGCCGACAGGGCGTTGTTCTTGGTGACGTTATCCGCAATCTTGCGGCTGCGCGACTGGATGGTAGTCGCAATGATGTCCGTAACGGACGTATTGGCAAAAGCCATTGTGGTTTCTCCATGACTGAGCGCCCGCAGGCGCGGTTGGGTTAAATGCACATCGCCGTTGCAGACGAACGATATGGCCCAGTCATGTTCCAGCGCGGACGCCGGATGGCATTCATGCCACTAACAGAGGGATGAGGCTTCAGCCTTCCGCCCTGCTGTTGCTGCAAGCTAGTCAGGTTCTTCGCAGGGTTCAGGACGATGGCGCAGCTTGGCTGCGTTCGGCTCCCGGCCCCGGTTAGCACCTGTGTTATTTATGCCACACTTTTATGTTGTGACAATAACAACACAGGCGCTGTTGTATCATTACCGCGAATGGGCTGCAAGGGCAGCTTCAATCGCGCCCCTGATGTCAGGCGCGGTGCCTTGCGGCGCGGCCATCGCCGGACTGCCCGTCACGCTCACCGCCGCCTGCTTGGCTCTAACAGCCGCCTCTGTCAGCCGTTGCCCGCCAGCGGCCTTCTGACGGCCTTCCAGAACCTTTCTGACCTGGGGGTTGGTCAGGCACGCTTGGCGGTAAGCCTCCTGCAAGGAAAGCTCCCTGCCCCTGCGCTGGGCCACTTCCATCAGGTCCGCCATGTCCTCGCGCACATCGTTGGCAAACTCGGCTTGCGACAAAAAGTCCTGTACCTCTCCCTGCGCTTCCTGCCGCACCATCTGCTGTTGCGCCATCTGGGCCTGCTGGAATTGCGACATGAACTGCTGAACAGGGGCCATCTGCTGCTGAACCGCCTGCTGAACCGCCATAATCTGCGGGTCAACCTGCGGCACCTCGCCTACCAGCGCCTGATCCAACTGCTCAATAAAGCCCTTGCCAAACCGGCCAACCCCGTAATGTTTCACAAGCTGGGCAATTTCATGCGCCAGCGCCGGGGCCGGTGCCGTCCGCATCTTTGCTGCCGTCGCCATGACGTTTTGCACGGCTTGAACGTGATTGCTGTTTTCCGATTGTATGAACATTTCATACGGCGCAATCGCTTTGGACATGGCGTCGGCGTAGTTCCGCGCCTCTGACGTATCCTTCAGCGTTTTCTGAACCTCACGCTCGCGGCGCGTAATCTCGCTGCGAACAGACTGCGGCAAAGTGCTCCACTGCTCCCGCAACTCCGGTTTCCATGACGCCGGGGCCTTTTCCTCCGCTGGCTTTGGTCCAGGTTTCGGACCAGATTTAACGCCTTCCTCAGTCTTGGCTTCCGGCTTTGGCGCTTCTAGTTTAGGCGCTTCGGGCTTCTCATCAACGTCAAACAACAGCGGCTGTTCCGCTTCGCCCAACGCTTCGACAGGCTCTTGCGCTACAGGGCCAGGTTCAGATGCTGCTACCTGCTCTACCGGCTGGCTCGCAACAATATTGGTTTCGTCTTGCGGAACTGCTGCTTCCAGCGCGTCCCTGATCGTGGTGGGTTCAGTCATTTTTTATTTATTCTCCAGACGTTGTATGACTTCCAAAATGTCCTTGCGGGTAATGCTCCCGCCGCGCTGGAAGTATTGTTCGCGCTCCTTCTTTGCCTTGTCCCATGACGATGAAAAATCATCCGCCGTAGTCAGGCCATGCCGTTTCATGTACTCGCGGTGCTTCTTGCGGGTGCTGATGTCCGTGCCATCCGTCGCCCGCAAACCATCATAGTGGGCATCGCTGATAAACCGGGTCTTATGCTCAGTGGGGCCATCGTTATAGACCTCCACCATTTTCTGTGCCTTGTGGTCATAACGGTAAGTGCGGCGCATGGCTATTTCCTCTTACGCTTGGAATACTCTTGCGTGTCCTGCTCCATGTAGTCATGGATGACTTTCTCACGCGCCAGGGCTTCTTCAACCGTGTCGTACTGCGGAAACTTTATTCCAGACCTAAGTGCCTTCTGCATCGCGTCCTGCCTTGGCAACACCTGCTTGTCCCAGTAGGTCGGAAAATACATCTGCCTACCATTGACGCCTTCAACAGCGCCCATGAAGGTTGTGAGGCTACCGTCAGGATTAACCATTCCGCGCTCTGGCGTCATGTTCTGGCGCGAATAATTCAGCGCGTTCATTTCGTCAGGCGTTAGCGGGTAATCCCATTTACCCGCCATCACTTGCCCCTAAGTGCTTTGGCCTGCATGGCCTGCTTCAGCATCCGGCCACCCTTGTCCTCCGCGTTGAACTCCTGCGCCACGGATTGAGGCACACCGGCTTTCTTCGCAAACTTTGGATCGTGCGCGGCTGCGGCCATCAACCGCGCCTGCGATGGCGATTTACTCGGCATAGCCTTTGCCTTTTTCAGACTTCTCAGGCTTTTCCTTTGCCTCGTATTCCTCGGCCTCGTACTCCATCTCAGGCTGCTCGCCCTCCATCTCGCCAAGGTCCGGCTCCTCGTACTTGTCGGGCATCTGGCCCAACTGCCGCAGGATTTCCATGTAAATCTGCATCTTTGCTTTCATCATCGCCTCACAATAGGTGGAAGGTTAGGGTTGGGCTGCATTGCCTGGCGCACAGCGGACATCTGCATGACCTTCGCCTGCGTATCCACTTGCTTGCCTTGCGCGTTTGCCATGCGCTCCGCAGCCTTGGCTTCTTCAGCCTTGACTTCAGCCTGCTGCATCGGTGACGGCTGCGGCGGCTGGATGCCCTGGTTCTGCAACTGAGCAATCGCCTGATCCAGCACACCTTCAATCTGCGCCGACACGCGGAACTTCGACACCGCCCACTGCATCAGCTTCAAGAAGTACGGCGCACTGCCAGGCACCTGCTGCGCCATCGGGCCAACCTGCGAAATAAACGCGCCAAGCCCTTGCATAAACTGCACGGCGCTATCACGCTCCGCAGCCCAGTCCTGCGCAGCCATAGAATCCGCTTCAACGCTGATGCGGTATTCGGCCAGCTTCTCGTCCTTAATCAGCGCAATAGCACCCTGCGCGTACTGGGCATCCGCCGTCCGCATGATGTTGGACCGCTCGGCAATCGTCTCAGGCTGGAAGTGCTTGCTGATAATCTCAGCCTTGATCCGCAGCAGATTCGTCACCCACTCCGCAATGTAGAACTGCGCCAACTGGATGCGCGTCGAACCAAACTGCGCCTTGATCTGCTGCGCCGTGGCCGTCTCAGTGGCGCGGCTCGATCCACGCATGATGTCCGATATGCCCATCACTTCGTAAATCTGCATCGTCTTGTCCTGACGATAGACCCGAAGCTGGTTAATCGCGTTCGTCACCTGGTCAATCGGAACCCAGTCCACCTTGCCCTTGATCCCGCCGCCTTCCGAAAACGCCGCCCAGTTATCAACCGGGATAAGCTGGTTTTCCGCCGCCTGCTGGAACAGCCGCTGGATGCCGTCATGGTTACGGTCATACACGCCAGTAACCTTGGCCGCGCGAGTAAGCCAGCTAATGCGCGTGTTGATTTCATCCAGTTCGTTGAATTGATCCTGCGCAAAAATGTAATCCGCCCGCGCAATAAAATTGCTGCTGGTCACGTTTGCTATCAGCGGCTTGGGGCACGGGTAAAACTGATCCAACTGAAGCGGATCGTCCTTCACATCCAGGATCGTCGCCGCGCCCTTAGCGTACCAATAAACCTTCTTGTCAGACTTGGACCAGATTTCGTAAACTTCCGCCTTTGACCACGGGTCATTCTCCGGCGTGCCACCCTTGCTGTCCGACTGGCGCGTAAACAGCGGCACCGAACTGCCGATCTCCTCGCCAAAGCGAGCAATCAGCGCGTCCTTGGTCATGTACACCCGACGCGCTACCCAACGAACTTCATCCCAAATGCGGGCGGGCGAATAAAAGAAATCCTTCCAGTAGATGTAATCAACCGGCGCATCCTCGTTCACAATGCGCTCAACAACCTGCTCCGGCACAAGCTCCATGCCCGTCACCGGGTCAACCTGCGCAGGCACAACCTCCTGCTGCGTGTCCACCTCATAGCGCAGCCAAGACTGCCCCAGGCCAATAACAATCCAGTCCTCAATGCCCTGCCGAATCGCCGCGTCCCAGTTCGACACGTTGTCATCAAACGACTTGTTCAACAGCCGCTGCATAATCTGCCCGGCTACCCGCGCTTCGTCGTCCTCCGCATCAAGAAAACTACGCGCCACATCCGCCTTGGGCGGACGCGCATACAGCAGCGACATCAGAACCTTGGTGCTGGACCAAAACAAATTGACCCGGCTCTCCTGCTCCGCAAAGTCATCGCGCTTGTCCAGATACCGGCGCGTAATCCGATCCGCATCGTCCTGGAACTTCTGAAGCTCCTTCTGCGATGCCTCAATCTCCATGCCCCAACGCTGCGCCAGCCCAGAAGGCGTGTTCGCAAAGTCACTGGCCGATTCCGCCCGCTGTGTCTGGTCCATTAGCCTATCCGTCCACCTTGCAACGGCTGACAATCCCAAACGTCGTCAAGCCGAAATGAATATGTATTCCTCACGCCTGTCGCTACTTTCTCAACACCAAAGCCATGACTTTGCCCGGTACTGCGCGTACTAAGCGCCAAATATCTGAAAGCATCCGACGCATGGCTGTGCTGATCGTGTTTAGGACGACTCCTAAACGTCTGCGAACGCTCGTCCCACTCGCGCATATAGCCGCGTAAATGCTCGATACCGTCATACGTCACCGCCTCGTCAAACCAGCACTTCGGCAAAATTACACGCGCTGCCTCAATGCCATCCTGCAAACTCAATTCCGTCACAATCCGGGGCGTAATCCCCGCAGCCAAAAACTGCTCCATGATGCTCTTGCCCGTCTGCAAAGACTTGGCCTTGGCATCATGCGGCAGATACACATTCCCGACCTTGTAAGGCCGCGTCTTAACCCAGTCGATGTAGTGGCCGATCTCCCGCCCGTCCGCCTCGTAAAAATCCACGATGCGATAACCGTCAGGCGTGGTCTGCCACCCCCACCAACTGCAACTGTCCGTATAACCCAAATCCGCGACCAAATCGACCGGCAATTCCTTGTCAACCGGAAAATGCCCCACCCGGCCCTGCTCATACGCCTCGCCAATCGCCTTGGCGTAGTACGCCCCAGGCACCGCCGCATCAAAACTAATCTCATATTCCGTAAGATAGCTCTCCTCCGTCATCTGCGCCCGCGCATCGCGCAACTCGTCCGGGTGCAAAATGTTGGTCTGACTGGCCGGAAGCTCCAGCAAAATGTGCGATTTCGGGTTTAACCGCGCCTCCTCTCGCATCTGCCAGAAGAAGTTCTTTCCCGCCGGGGTGCCAGCAAATATCGCCCAACCCAGCCGATCCGATAATGCCGGACGAAGTACCGAATACCACGCGCTTGGCCGAATCTGTCCAACCTCATCCAGCACAACCCCATCAAAATACATGCCGCGCCAGGCGTCCGGGTGATCCGCGCCGCCCACATAAATCGTACTCACGCTGCCATGCCCGTTGCGCAGCGAAACGTACAATTCGCTCTCATTCGGCGGCTTCGCCCAGACCGGCTTGGTCAATTCCTTGACGTAATTCCACGCCACCTTCTTCGCCTGGTCGCGCAACGGCGCAAGGTAGGCAAACTGCGGCTTTGGGCGCGGACACTGCAACGCGCTAATCACCAAATCCGCGCACATCGCTACCGTCTTGCCACACCGACGATGCGCCACAACCACAGCCCAACGCGCATCGCGCGTGTGCAGCGGCATAAACACACTGCGCGGGGTGTAGCTGTTAATATCCATCATGGGGCAGCAAAAGCCTCCCCAGTAGCCTCAAGAATTGCCTTCTGCCCCGTAAAGTCCTGCCAACGCTTAACCGCAACGTCCACATAAGCTGGGTTTAGCTCAACGGCATATATGCACCGGCCTGTCATTTCCCCGGCAATGATAGTCGTACCAGAACCGCTAAAAGGCTCGTAAACCGCTTGTCCGGGCGATGAATTGTTCTCAATCGGGCGCTTCATGCACTCAACGGGCTTCTGGGTGCTGTGGCCGGTTTCGGACTTTTGCGGCTTTGCAATCTGCCAAAGCGTTGATTGCTTGCGATCCCCAGCCCAGTTTCCTTTGCCTCCTTCGCGTACCGCGTACCAGCAGGGTTCGTGATGCCAATGATAATCGCCGCGCCCAATCGCAAAATTGCTTTTAGCCCAGACAATTTGTGATCTGAGTTTAAAACCGCAGCTTGTAAGGCTTTCCGCAACAGTTCCCGCAAAAAGGCCCGCATGCCAAATATACGCCACATCGCCGGGGAACAACGCCCAAGCCTCGCGCCAGTCCGCCTTGTCGTCGTTTTCGACCTTGCCGACAGCCTTACCACCAATCTTGGTGCCATCCGAGCGCTGAGCCTTGTTCCGCCAGTCCGCGTCGTATTCCACCCCATACGGCGGGTCCGTCACCATTAGATGCGGCTTAACCCCGGCCAGCAACGCCTCAACCGTATGCGCGTCCGTGCTGCTCCCGCAGGCCAGCCTATGCTTGCCCATAACCCATATATCCCCCGGCCTTGATACCGGCTCCGCTGGCGGCTCCGGCACCGCGTCCGGGTCAGTCAGACCTTCTGTTTTGTCAGCAAGAATCTTGCTCAGAGCGTCATCGTCAAACCCAAGCAAAGAAACGTCAAAATCCATGCCCTGTAAATCAACTAACTCCAGCTTCAACAACTCCGCGTCCCACCCCGCGTTCATCGCCAACTGATTGTCCGCCAGCACATAGGCCCGCTTCTGCGCGTCCGACCAACCCTCCGCAACCATCACAGGCACTTCAGCCATGCCCAGCTTACGCGCCGCCATAACCCGCCCGTGCCCCGCAATAATCATCCCCTCCGGGTCCACCAGGACCGGCGTGGTCCAGCCCCACTCCCGAATAGACGCCGCAATCTGCGCGACCTGCTGATCCGAGTGCGTGCGAGAATTGCGGGCATACGGAACCAGACGCTCCAGCGGCCAGCGTTCGGTTTTGTCGGCGGGGTTCAACATGCAGAACTCAAAATTAGGATGATGGACATTGGGAGGGGGACCCTTGCTTTGGCCACCCCCCACCCCCGGTCGAATGGGGGGTAGGGGGTCAAAATCGAGGGCCAGCGCGGGGTCATTCGTCGCCCTTCGGGCCAGTTACCCGATGGGCTTCTGGTAATTGCTCAATGTTTTCAACGGGTTGTGCGGTAACGTCTATAACATCTACCACATTCCTACCATCATCCCTGTCCACCCCCCTGCCGGGTAGCCACGCCAGGTTGATAGTTACCGGCGCGGTAAGCTGGGTGTTTACTTCCTCGCGCCAACGCATCTGCGCCTTAGACCACCATATGAGCGAGGCTGTGTCGCCGCCTGTGGCCTTCTGAAACAAGGTTTGGCCCACCTTAGCGTTTGCCTTGGCGCGGCCCTGGTCCAGTTCCTTGCGGAAATGTGCCCGCAAGGTGTCAACGCTTATGCCGCTTTCGCCCACCAGCGCCGCTATGTCGGCCTGTGGCACCCCATAACCAGACATGCTTTCGACCAGCTTCCGCTGTTCATCGCTGAATTGCATTGGCGGGCGTCCCGCGCCCTCCTGGGCACCGCCCCAGACGCGCTTTTTGGCGGTTTCCTGCGGATTTTTTTCTTGAGCTGGCAATTCTGGCATGTTGCGAAAATGGCACGATGCCCGGCAAAACGCAATCGCCCCCTTTACACAGGCCAAGCCGCTTGCAATACATAGTGCGTAACATCAAAAGGAAACGCGCCCATGAACATCCCCGCCATTGACCGCCTAATTGTCCTTGGCTTGATCGCCGTGAATATCATCGTCTTTCTTTGCCTCCACCTTTAACGCCTAACGCAAGGACCGCAGGCAATGACGCATGACAAGCCTTTAGCCGCTTCTGGCCTTCTTAGCTTTCGTTACAAAGGCCGGTATGGCTATGTGATGATCGGCGCGACCAATACGGAAGATGCCTTGCGCGAAGCCCGGCGCAGCATTGATGGCCCTGCGCTGGTTCAAAACCTGGACATCTGGGATGACCGCGTGGGCCGGTATGTGCCGGTATCGTAGCCCCGCCTAACCGCTCCCATCACCCCCTTTCAGGCCCGGCTAAAAACCGGGCCTTTTTCTTTGCCGTTTTTGGACGCCAAATTCATTTAACCCGTATGTTTCGGGGGGCTTTACAGCCCCCCCCGAAAAACACACTCTCCGGCCTGCTGTAAACTCAACATCGTCCACTGGACGTCCACTTTTTATTCCATAGCATTTTCAGCGGCTTACAAGCGCAAGCGCATCGTCCACTATCGTCCAGCGTCGTCCAAACTCGCACATTTTTGGACGATGGTGGACGACGCGCGACGACGCGCCCAAACGGAAAAAGCCAATGATTTCAAACACCGTGGACGACGTGGACGATGCGTGGACGAAAATGACGAAAACGCAACATCTAACGCAACCGGCTTAAGGTTGCTGCAAAACCTTTTGCCTTCCCCCGTTAACGCCATTTGCCCTTGCTAATTAAGCACAACCCGCTTGACACGCCATCACTGTTGCGATTACCTCAACGCACAACGCTAACAAAACGGAGACCCCACCATGGACCTTTGGAACACCGACACCCCCATCCGCGACATTCCCGGCCTGGACCTGGAAGTGCCCGCCTGGATCAGCGACGACATATCGCCCAATGACGTTGCCGCCATTGTTCAAGGCGGATGCGCGTCCGGCGCGTATATGCCCGCCGTGACGTATAGCAAGGCGCTGGACACCATGGCCGAACATGGCGATGACGTTATGCAGTACATCGACGACGCGCTGGGCGAACTGCCGCAGCCGCCGCGCGATACGTCATGGAGCGGGCTGGCGGTGTTCTATCTCAGCACTGCGGTTGAGCTTTGGGCGTCTAGCGTCGAAAGCATCCTTGAAGAATACGAGCCTGAAAGCCAAGACGCTTAACCCCACCCCCACCACGCAAGGACGCACCCCATGACCGAGATCATCCGCACCCCCACGCTGGAAGAAGCGATTGAGGCGCTGCGTGAAGCCGCACAGCGGTCATACAACTATTTCGAGCCAGATAATCAGCCTGAATATTACAATCGCTGGAAAGCAATTGTAGAGCGCTACGACACCCATGGAATAGCCGCTGCGCTGGGCGATGCAGCCTCTATCCGTGCCGCTACAATCGAGGAATGCGCGAAGGTGGCGGAGAGTGCTGCTGCATGGCGCGCAGAAACGGGCAGCCGTGTCGATGTCGCCGCCCGCATCCGCTCCCTATCCAATGGAAAGCTGTGACGATGGGAATCTTTCCTATCATTTTAATGATGGCGGCGCTTTCGTTTTTCCATACACCTGACGGGGCTATTACAGGCATGGTTTTGATGAAAGTTTTGGCGGCAGGACTTCTAGCGGCAATCATACAAGCGTGGGCCGAATCTCCATGACCACCACTATACCAGACGAGAGAGACCGCATCGTGGCGTCACTCGGCATTCGTTATCACAACGCAATGCCCAATTGGGCCAAGATTGTTGGGTTGAAAATAAAAGCTGTCCCGGAATGTGAAGGTGGCGGCTTTATGATTGACCGTGAGCAAGCGGAGTTAATCATGGCATCAATCAAGCTTGCAATGAACTACGTTGCATCTGACCGCATCTCCCCACAAGCAGAAGATGGGGGCGTGACGGATGAGATGGTGGAGCGAGCCTGCGTCGCTTACTACGACAAGACTCGCCATTCTGATTGGCGCTTGCTTCCGAATACTCCGTTTGGCGACGGTAACCGCGCGGCGAAAGATAAATTCAGGAGCGACATGCGTGCCGCCCTACAAGCCGCCCTATCCGCAGCCAAGAAACAGGGAGAAGGGTGATGCGTGATAAAGGATACAATGCGCGACAGTCGGTTTTCTCCGCCAGCATGACACCTGAGCAGCGCGATCTTGTGGCGCGGCGCACAAAGCCATTTTTAGATAGCGTCGGGGTTGAAAAGCCTCTCCCCGTGCTGCTCGCAGAGGCTTATCTGCAAGGTATGCGCGATGCCGTGGAGGCGATGCCATGACTAACCCAACCCTCCCCGACGACATGGCGAAGCTGGTGGCGGAGTTGCGCTCAATCGCTGACGACGTGCAGGAAGATTATCGCTATACAGGTGGCGCCCACCATGCAAGGCGAATACGCAGCGCCATCGAAACCCTATCCGCGCAATCCGTGCCAGAGGGGTGGAGGCCGATTGAGACTGCGCCGAAGGATGGAACGTGCATTTTGGCGCGTTATGACAATGATTGCGGCTATGAGTATTTTACGTGCTGGTGGACGAACGACCGTGACTATCCTTGGGCATCATACAACACTGCATGGCCTGAGGGTCGCGTAGATGAATGGCACCCGATCCCCAAATCCCCCGCCCCCACAGTAAATGAGAGAGCATGACGCGCCCCGATTACCACAACCGGCATTCTGGCTTGTCGCGCTGGGATTGGCTTTGCACAGGCGCGTTTTTTGTAACCATAGGCACCATTCTGGCGCTGGTCTTAGGTCAGGCCCTAGCGGCGTACCTGGCGCAATGGTTTCCGCTGCTGGGGAGCCGGAAATGACCTACACCCCACCGCCCGAACCGCCGCGCCTGATTGACCGCGTGCGCTTTGTCTATGGCGTCTTGTGGCTTGCCGCGTTGCTGGCTTGCCTGTGGTCGCTGCCGCTGGTGGTGGACGCTTTCTTTAACTAGCCGCTTTCCTTGCCTTGCCTGTTGTGATTATCGTAACGCTATGGGGAACACCGCATGAAGCGCATTACATTGAAATGGCCTTGCCGCTGCCGGTGCGGCGCTTCGCTGTTCCGTGGCTCTTGTGGCCTGTGTGACGGCACGCGCGTTGTGGGGTGCTACCTATGCGCCAAGTAAAGGAATGGAAGCCTGACGAAGTAGAAGTGCTGCGGCAAAAGTTGGCAGAGGGGCTTTCGTCAAAAGACATCGGCAAGCTGCTGGGGCGCACAAGTAACGCGGTGCTTGGTAAGGCAATGCGTGAACGGATGCTGAAACTAAAGCCGCGCAAGCAAAAGCCAATGCCGCTCAAGCGTATGCCGGTTTCCGGCTATACGCGCACCTGGTACACGCGCCGCCCCATATTGAGGGACGCGCAGGAAATTGAACTGACCGAATGGGACAAGCTGCCGCCCAATACGCCGGGGCTTGTGAAGCTGCAAGACCTTGGGCCGCGCGATTGCCGGTTTGGCCTGAACAACGCGCTGCACGGTGAGTTCTATTTCTGCGCCCAGCCGCGCAAGCACCGATCAAGTTACTGCGAAGCGCACCACGCGGTTTGCTATGTAAAACGGGAGGAAAAGAAAGATGAATGAACCGCAGCTAAAGCTATGGGAGCGCATGGTATTTACAATCTTTTTGTGCCTGTCCGGGGCGTTCACTGTTGTTGGCGTGGCGACGATCATTGCGTGGGTGCTGGACCGATGAAAACCATCAGCAGCCAGGCAGAGCTTCACAAACACCTGCGCTTTCACCGCTCCCTGCGTGACGCATACGGCTATGACGTTGAGTTGATGCGCACGGAGCCGGTCAGAGGCTGGGGCCGCACGGCGCTGGCATGGGGCACAGCCGTTGCGGTGCTGCTTGTTCTGGCGGTACACGCATGAGCGTCGCGGCGACACTGGACGAACGCGCTAAGACGCACGGCAATTATGCAGACCAAGCCAGGGCGGCGCAGTTCATCAAGCAGCTATTGCGGGCCTGCCCGCGCTGGAAGGATTTAAGCCTGCCGCAGATGGAGAGCCTGGAGCTTATCGCCATGAAACTGTCGCGCATTGTGCATGGCAACCCGGACGAGCCGGACCACTGGCGAGACGTAGCCGGTTATGCGGAATTGATTGTTAAAGAATTGGACAAGAACAATGGTTAGCAAAGAAATACAGAAGTACATGGCGAGTATTGGGAAAAAGGGCGGCAAGAGCGCGACGGGCGAAAAGAAAGACCGGCGCGTGACTAGCGGCGACCCTGACTTTTACAAAAAGCTGGCGAAAGTACGCCTAGAGAAAGCGCGAGCCAATGACGCCAACGATTAACATGGTCCTGCCCTGCCCCTTTTGCGGGCACCAGGCAGAAATCGGGCGCGTGGGCTTTACAGACCGCTATGCCGTGATATGCGGCAATGAAGAATGTCCGGTTGAGACGCAGGCCACGGCTGGCAACCTGGACGCGGCGATTGCGCTATGGAACACGCGCGAGGAACGGCCACGGTTTGACGCCTAAACCCGCCGCCACCGCTTCGTTCCTGTCGGCTTAATGAGCCGCAGTTCTATCAGCCGGTCCACCACGCGGCTGACATTGCGCCGTGCGGCTTTCTCGTTAGTCATTTCGGCCAGCACTTCAATCATCTGATCCGCCGTCGTGGAGTTTTCGTAGCTCATAATATCTAAGACTGCCCGCTGCTGGTCGGTCAATTCGTTAGCGGCCTTTTTCAGCGTTTCTATGATGTTGTGATAGACAGCGACCAGGCTGCTGACTTCCTCGCCGTCGCTATCCTCGCCCAGCACTTCACGCTCTAGTTCAAAGTGCTGGCTTTCCAGTTTGTCGCCGTCCTTCTGCTTGATGACTTCAAGCTGTGCCGCCAGCGCGTCGGCGTCTGGGCGGAAGCAGCCCAGCAGGAAGTCCAGGTTCGCCGTGATGGCAGATGACCCGCGCGGACGTTCAGACGCCGCGTGCCCGGTGTGGTGCAGAATTGTCACAGTGCAACCGAACTCAGCCCGGATATGGGTGTTCAGCAGGCGGATATAGTCGGCAATATCGGTAGCCGCGTTTTCGTCGCCGCTGAAGGTCTGGGACAGGGTGTCGATGACCACCAGCGATGGGATTTGCGGCAATCTGCGTATGCGCTTGGCAATTCGTTCAACCTGGTCTTCCAGCGTAAGCAGCAAAGGTTTAATACAAACGTGAAAGTTTCTTGTGCGCGGCAGTTTTTTCTTTCTGTGCCAAGATTCGACGCGGCGATAAATACCAGCGCCGCCTTCCGCTGCAACGTAATAGACGGGTCCTTGTGTTGTAATCCGGTCACACCACCGTAGCCCATTTGCCACATGAAGGGCCATGTCCAGCGCAAGAAACGATTTGAACGCGCCTGACGCGCCAAACAGCATCCCCATACTATCGGCGGGCACAAGTCCCTTGACCATCCATCGTATGCTGCCGCTGACTTGCTCCAGTTGGTCAATGTCTAACGCCAAGTCATCGTCTTCGTCGGCCTCGCCCAGCGCGATTTCAACGTGCCGGGTGCGGAACTGTTCCGCACTGCTTACAAGGCGCGGTATCTCGTCGTAGCGGGCCTGCCAGCGGCCAAGCTGGGTAACGTCATCCTTCGGACGCACCGCCAGCATCAGCCCGCGCAGGTGTTCCACCACCGCCCCGCCGTGCAGCCCGGCCTTCACCAGCTTGGCGGACAGCTTCATAAGCGGGTCATGGTAGGACCGCTCGCCCGCGTCCGCAGACAGGGCGGCAATGAGGGACGCATGGTCAATGCCGGTTGGCGCACGCTCGCCCGCTGGGGTTTCCACCACGCCATCGCGGATCGCAGCCAAGTCCAGCCCGAAAGTGGCGCAGGCATCTTCCAGGCTGTAGCGGGCGGTCAGGTCGCACTGTTCAACCCGGTGCGCGAACGGGCCGGTGGGACGGTCCTTGGTATTGGTGCCAACGGGCAGGCGCATATAGCGCACCGCGTTGTTGCCGCTCTTGTCGGCCTTGATAAGCCCCGCATCGGCAAGGGCCTGCATGACGGCATCGACCAGCGGCAGGTTCGCGCAATCGGGATCATCGGCGTCCAGCAGGATGCCCATTTGCCGCTTGCCTGGGGACGTTTCCACCACCCAAGACAGCCGCCCGTTTACGTCTGCCGGATTGGCGTCATCCGCGCCCAACGCAGCCAGGCGCTTGAAATTGCGTTTTGTGCGCTTGAACGTACCGCTTTCATCCGGCGTAAGAACAGCCGGGCAAAAGTAGGTGTTCTGACCCGCCGCGTTGTCGATCAGTTGGGCTTGGTTCGCTCGCTGGCGGTAGTACCGCCCAGCCCATTCGCCCTGATCGGGACTGGCCGCAAAGGCGCAGACCCAGAGATATTCGTCATCCGTCAGACGTTCGCCCAACGCCGCGAGGAAACCGCTGTTTTGCATGGCGGTCCTCAGATCAAGGCGAGGTCGGAGATCGTTATTTCCAGTTTGCTGTATTTGGCGTGCCGCAGGATCGGCTTCCAATACTTTTGCGGGATGACGCCTCCCGTGCCGCCCTTGTCCTTGGCAGTCAGCCAGCGCGATACCGCGCTGGGGTCAATTTCCAGCAACGCAGCGGTTGCGCGAACGCCGCCAAGGGTGGAGACAACGCTAAACGCCGGTTCTTTCCGGTTCTTGATTTCCATAAACGCCCCGTGTTGCAATCGCGGGGGGCAACGTGCATCATTCGATGCGAAAACGTCAACACCTATCTCAACGAGCAGCAACAAAACGTATGACAATCAAAACTGACTGGTTCCGTGCCCGGTTGGCAGAGCGTGAAATCAGCTTGGTAAGTGTTTTGCGGCGTGGCTATGAGCAATAAAATTACACGCACATGCCGCTGGAATCGCCGCCCGTAGATGCGCAGGTTGAGTCGGTGCAAAGAATAATTTGGGTGAAGCCCTAATTAGCTGTTGCTATTTTCGCAAGGCGCATTAGGTTCCACCTTCCAACGCAAAACACGGGGTCAACGTGAAGAACACAAATATGGAAGTGCTTGCCGCGCAATGGCGTGCGGCAAAGGAACGTGAAGCTGCGGCCAACGCCGAGCGCCTTGCTATCGAAGGCCAGCTAATCGAACAGATGGACATGAAGGAAGATGGCCGCAGCACAGTGCTGCTGGACAACGGCCTGAAGGTGGTAGCCACTAACAAGCTGACGTACAAGGCAGACGTTGATGCCTTGATGCGCTTGTCTGAAATGTGGCCCATCAGCCTGCGCCCCATCAAGGTCAAGCGCGAGCCTGACGAAACTGCGCTGAAGCAGATTAGGGCAGAACGCCCGGACCTTTGGCGCGTGCTTGCCACCGTGGTCACGGTGAAGCCTGCGAAAACGCATTTCACCGTGGAGGAAACCAGTGGCGTTTGATCTCAAGAGCATCAAGAAGAACGAAAGCATGGCCGCCCCGCGCGTGATGCTGTACGGCGTGGAAGGCATCGGCAAGACAACCTTTGCCGCTGGCGCACCTAACCCCATCTTCATCCAGACAGAGGATGGGCTTGGCAGCATCAAGGTGGATCACTTCCCCATGGCCGAAAGCGCGGAGAACGTGCTGGAAGCCATTTCATCGCTGTACCGGCAGGAACACGGCTTCAAGACCGTGGTGATTGACAGCCTGGACTGGCTGGAAACGCTGATCTGGCGCGATGTTGAAGCCAAGCACGATGCCAAGGAACTGGCTTACGGCAAGGGTGCCATCATTGCCGCCGACAAGTGGCGTGCCATTCTTGACGGGCTTACAGCGTTGCGAAATGACAAAGGCATGTGCGTAATTCTCATCGCGCACACCAGCATCAAGCGGTTCGACAGCCCTGAGACTGAGCCGTATGACCGCTACCAGCCGAAGCTACAGGACCGCTCCAGCGCCCTGATACGCGAATGGGCCGATGCCGTGATGTTCGCCAACTACAAGACGCTGGTGAAGAAGGACGATGTGGGCTTCAACCGCAGCGTCACGCGCGGCATCAGCACGGGTGAACGCCTGCTGTTCACCAATGAACGCCCGGCATACATGGCGAAGAACCGCTATGGCCTGCCGGACACGATCCCCCTGTCATGGGATGCCTTTACCAACGCTATCAAGACCAACTGAAAGGAAACGTAACAATGCCTGCCTTTAGCTTTGACGCCACTGAAACTACTCCGCGCGAAGTCAAGTCCTTTGAACCGCTGCCGCGCGGCATCTACCCCGCCATGATTACCGAGAGTGTCATCAAGCAGACCAAGCGTGGTGACGGCGAATACATCGCGCTGACGTTTGAAATCGTGGACGGCAAGTATTCTGGTCGCCGTCTGTGGCAGAACCTGAACGTGTCGAACCCGAACAAGACGGCAGAGGACATTTCCAAGGCGGAACTGGCGTCTATCTGCGCTGCCATCGGCAAGTCCCGCATCAACAGCACCGAAGAACTGCACGATGTGATTATGAACATTGATGTGGGCCTTGACGCCAAAGACCCTACGCGCAACCGCATCTTCAACTACGCCGTCGCATCGTCATCGCCAACCCCCACCACGGCCAAGGCTGATAACAACAAGAAGCCCTGGGAGAAGTAAGCGATGTCGCCATGGGTGCCCGAAAGCCAGCACAGCACACGCCAGAAGGTAGCCGACTGGTGGCAATCCCAGCCTGACCAGCCGCGATACCATTTGGGCGCGTCGGCTATCGGGCACCCATGCGAGCGTTACCTGTGGCTCACCTTCCGCTGGGTTCATTCCCCGGTTTTTGAGCCGCGTATCCTGCGCCTGTTCAACACGGGCAAGCGTGAGGAGTCCCGCGTCTATGAAGAACTGCGCGGGATTGGCGTCGAACTGCACACGGATCAGGACGGCAAGCAGATCGACTGCCGGGACGAAAGCGGCCACTTTGGCGGCAGCGTGGACGGCATTGCCAAGGGTTTTCCTGAAAGCCCGAATACTTGGGCGGTGCTGGAAATCAAGACGCACAGCGCCAAATCGTTCACGGACCTACAGAAGAAAGGCGTTAAGGAGTCAAAGCCCCGCCATTACGCGCAGATGCAGGTTTACATGGGCCTGCTGAAACTGACACGGGCGATGTACTACGCGGTGAACAAGGACACGGACGATACTTATACGGAATGGTTGCATTTCGACCAGGTTGCGTTTGAGGCGATGATTGACCGCGCCAGCCGCGTCATCAAGGCGACACACGCGCCGCCGCGTCTGAGCAATGATCCGGCGTATTTTGAGTGCAAGATGTGCGACATGCACCTCATTTGCCACCAGAAGGCGCTGGCAAACATGAATTGTCGCACCTGTTGCCATGCCTCGCCTGTTGCGGAAGGCAAATGGTCATGCGCCGAACACAACGAGCAAATAAACGGGACAAAACAGCAGAACGGCTGTGACAGCCATTTGTTTATCCCAGAACTGATCCCTTTTGCTGAACCCGTAGATGCGGGCGAAGGCTGGGTTGAGTACAAACATTCTGACAATGGCCGACTGTTTAAGAACGGCGCGGGCCACTACAAGAGCCGAGAACTTCGTCTGGCGCAAGCGAAGTTGACGGCAGACCCTAACATTGACGCCATCAAGGAAAGGTTCCCAGAAGCAACGATTGTTGCTGTGAGGACTGCTAGGGGTGGACGCCGCAAAAAAATGGACCTTAGTGAAATACCGAAAATTAGCGACGACGAGTTGAACGACGAAATACCATTTTGAGGGGCAACGTATGACCACGCTGATGGACCTCGTTTGGCACTTCCTGAAAAATTATGAATTGGGCGAGGAATCGCCAGCCGAAGCGCGACGTTTGTTGCAGTTAACCGAAAGGCAGAAGGATGGGCGGCAGGACAAGCCGGAACAAGGGCGCGGGTGCGGAGAGGGAGTTGACGGCGCTTCTGAGCGAGAGACTTGGGCTTGATATAAAGCGCAAGCTGGGCCAGGCCCGCGACAGTGGCGATGACGTACAGATCGGCCCCTTCCGCATCGAAGTAAAGCGCCGCGAGACGCTTTCCATCATGCAGTGGTGCCGACAGGTTGAAGCCTGTTGCGGGCCTGGTGATGTGCCCATCGTGGCCTTCCGCCAGAACAATCAGTCATGGCGGATTGTGCTGAAACTGGATGATTTCCTGCCCTACCTAGAACACCAATTGCAGGCCAATCGTGTTGACAAAATCGCAACAGATGGTTCTAATCCCATTGTCTGAAGCCGCCAGCCAGCTAGGGGTCAGCACCAAAACCCTTCGCAGGATGGTAACTTCGGGCCGCCTGCCCGCTTACCGCTTCGGCGCGGCGTGGCGAGTGAACATGGAAGAACTCATCAACGCAACGAAGGTGACAACGTGGCACTTGAAAAACGCGGTTCGACCTATTACGTCAGCATCACGCTCCCAAACGGGAAGCGATACAGACGCTCTGCTGAAACATCTGATCGCAAGACAGCGCAGGAACTTCACGATACGCTGAAGGCGACGTTCTGGCGGCAGCGCCACCTGAACGAAAAGCCTACTCGTAGCTTTGAGGAAGCGGCAGAACGCTGGCTGCGCGAAAACGACGACATTAACACTTTGCGGGACGCTACCCACCACCTCGCTTTCTGGCGCAAGGAAGCGGCTGGCATGGACTTGGGCGAAATCACCCGCGACTGGGTGGATCAGACGCTGGACCGGCTGGTGACGCGCCGGGGAAAGCCCAGCAAGGGCACAAAGCAAAACTACATGATTACCCTGCGCAGCGTGATGAACACGGCCTGCGGCGAATGGGAGTGGATACCCAGCGTCCCGGCCTACCGCTCCTACGTTAGCAAGCGGCACAACAGCAAGGTTCAGGTTGCCACCCCGGCGCAGGCCAAGGCGCTGGTGTCGATCCTGCCGCCCGGCCTTCAGGAAGCCGTAGGCTTTGCCTTCCTGACGGGCCTGCGCAAGTCCAACGTCTTTGGCCTGACCTGGGACCGGGTGGACATCCCCAGGCGCATGGCGTGGGTCATGCCGGTGCAGACCAAAGCCAAAAACCTGATTGTCTGCCCGCTTTCAACGCCCGCCGTAGCCGTATTGGAGCGCCTACAGCGGCCACACGCGGCAGGGCTGGTGTTTGGGGTGCAGCCGCCATGCCATGCCCAGTGGCGGCGCTATGTGGCCCGCGCTGGGCTTCCTGCGGGGTTCCGGTTCCATGACATTCGGCACACCTTCGCCACCTGGCTGGCGCAGGACGGAACAGACCGCAAGACGATGCAAGACCTGTGTGGCTGGCTGTCCCCGGCCATGATCGACAACTACGTTCACCTGCCGTTGCCGCATCTGGCCGAGGCGTCGGAGCGCGTATCGGCGCGGCTGAACTGACCGGGATTGGTAGGATTTTGCCACAAGGCCATTTCTGGCCCGACAGTCACCGCTCGTAAGTGACTGAATTTGTCGGAACTGTGCTGTTGGGAAACCCAAGTCTAAATGCTGTGGGGCGAGGTATGCGTAATATTATTGCGCGATATGGCTCAAGACCAGTTCGGCTGAAACGCACTCGTCTGAAAAGCGCTGTGGCACTCTGGGCAACTAAAATTATGGCCGCGCCCTACCACGACCATGTCCTGCGGCTGGAGCATTCGCTTTTGGCCCTTCTCGTAGCAGGGCTGACAGAGCCAATGCGGGGGTTCGGCTCCGCGTTCCTCTGCCTTAAGCATATAGGCGACCGCACCACCTCCAAGGCCCTTAAGCTCGTACTTTTGCTTCTCGCCTTCCCATGCTTTCAGGCGAGCCACTTCTGCTTCAAGATCGCCTATGCGCTTAACGTCCGCCGAATGCGCCTGCTGGGCCTCGATTGCCCCCGCTTGGGCGTCCATTATAGCGGCCTGCAACTCAACAATCTTTGTGTTTCGATCTGCCGCATTCGCGACGTCGCGAAGCCCTTTAGTGATATCAAACGCCAACCGTAGGCTTGCAATTCCTGCGGTAATTTCTCCCGGTGTTATCATCGCGGAATTTGTTGGTAGCGGGGGCAGGATTTGAACCTGCGACCTTCGGGTTACGAGCGCGATACGGGGGTCAATCAGATCAGTAAGTTACTGATTCGTCAGGGACTGCATTGGACTGGTTGGCCCTAATTTCCCACAAAACTGGTAAGATTTGGTAGACCCCTAAAACGCCTTGCGGTCAAAGCCGTGAACCCGGCAGACCGCTTCCGCGTACTGCCGAAAGCGCGTCCCGTGGTGCGCCGCGTCTTTAGGGGCCACAAGCTGCTGGCGCAGGTGGCACATCTCATGCGCCATCGTCACCAGAAGCTCATGCAATGAGCCTATGACGGCGGCACTCATGCGGATCACATGCCCGTTCTCAAAGCCGTAATCCCCCTTCACCAGCCTGTCCCGCGTCACCACAAAGCCCACCTCATCTGCCTCCGGCAGACGCCAGCGGGCAAACGGCGGCGTCTCCCGAAGCAGGGAATACGCCGCCTCCATGATGCCGGGGGTCAGGTGCATTTCCGGCGCAGGAAGGTCAGATAGTCAGCCCCCGTCTCAACGTCCGGTATCACCGTCACCAGGCGCGGGTCATCGTCCGCATAGATGGGGTTGATGATCGTCACGCAGGCCGGGAAGGCGTTCTGGTCGGGCAGGCCCTTTTCCTCCGCATAGCGGTCATAGGTCTTGTAACCGGCACAGCGGATCGCCCAGGACAGCAGCCCGTTTGCTGGGTCTTTAAGCGGACCAGCGACAAAGGAAACGTGCTTGTGGCCGCAAGTCAGGATGTGGTCACGCCAGCCGCCCATCGCCGCCTTCATCGGCCCGTGCGCCGGGTTCCACATCGAATGACCGCTGAAGTCATGCCGGGCGTTCACGCGCACGCCCTTGCCGTTGGGGAACACCAGGTTCAGGCGCGTGCCGCTGTAGTCGAAGGCGGTGTTGGACTGCGCCATGATCCACTTCAGCGGATCGCCCGAACCGCTCCAAGCGTCATGGTTTCCGCCGATCAGGTACAGCCAGTTGACCTTGTGGCACATCCATTCGGTTAGCTGCCACGCCTGCTTGGCGCTGGTGCCCTGATCCGCCCAGAGCCGGGCCAGCCGCCCTATCCAGTTGTTCTGTAGATCGCCCAGGTTCGCCCCGAACATGCCTTCGGTGGCGTTCACGATGTCCATATGGCCTTCCAGCAGGGCGATGTCGGTGCCGTCATCGTCAACGTGCGGGTCGCCAAAATGGACGATGCCGATAGGGCCGTTAACCCTAACCTTCACCTCGCGCAGCTTGGCGCTTTCCTTGTATTTCTGCTTTTGCGCAAACTGGCGCTTGCGCCATTCGATCAGGCTGTCCGTGTCAACGTGTTCGTCGGGCAACGGCGTAACGTGGAACTCAGGCGGCTTTGGCTCACGCGCCAGAGCCATTCTGTGACGGCGGCGCAGGGTGACTTCGTTAACACCAGTTTTAGCTGCGGCTTTTCTGACAGAGCCAAACCGCTTAACCAGTTCAATCGTGTCATCTAATACTTTGTTGCTTAATTTAGGCGGTGCTATTGTCGCCTCCTATGGTGGGAGTAACGATGCTTCTGCTGCCCTCCGGCGTACCAGCCCCGGCAGAACCTTCCCGCCGCCGCGCACCCAGCGGGCTAACTGTTCACGCGCCCCTTGCCAGTCTTGTGCGTTTACCTTTCGGCGCAAGGTGCTTGTTTGTAACTGCCCAACGCCAAGATTGAAAGTAAAATCCACAAGCGCGTTAAGCACGCCCGGCTGCGAAATAGTTAATGGGCACAGTCGAAGCACGCCAGGCAGCGCGGTGCCGTACACCTCGCGTTCTAGCAGGCTCACCGCTTGAGCCTCCGACATTGGCGGGTCGGTCAGTTCAACGGGGCTACCGTCTAAGCGCCAGGTTGAGCCATAGCCAATAGTGGGGATGCCAGCCGGGCACAGGTAAGGCTTGGGGCGGAAGCCCTCAAACGCCTTAATCATGCTAATGGCCGGAGCCAGGTCCATTACAGCCCGCGCTTGGCAAGGCTGCGGTCGATGAGCCAGTAGTTCAGAACGCCTCCAAGAAGCGCCATGTCATCGGTTGACCAGTTCTTAACCACCGCCTCAGAAAACGGCACATTGCTTTTGTGCGCCATGACGATGAAGCTGATTTTCACCAGCCCGTACATAACCAGCAGGTAGTACGTCATTACCGGACGCACCGACGCCGACAGGGCCGCAGCCCAGCCACCAGCCGCCTTGACCATTTCCGTCTGCTGGTTAATTGCTGCGTTGAAAGCATTAGCAATGCCAACGTCCAGCGCGGCCTCTTTCTGCGCCGCCACTTCAGCCAGCTTCTGAGCGCCGCGCTGCTTTTCAAGCTCGCACTGCGACTCAAACATCTTCAATTCGTGGCTGCGTTCGTTTTTCTTGTCGGACCACTTCAGCACTTCCGGCACCAGGCGGAACACGCCGCCAAGCAAACTGCCAAAAATACCGCCACCAAAAAGTTCAAACATTTTTGCCTGTTGCTTTCTTTTTCTTTACCGCCATTTTTTTTACGGCAAAAGTTTTTGTGACAAACGGCTGTTCTTCAAAAACTTCTTTGTTTTTCTTATACGTCGCATAAAAAAAGCTACCGGAAACGATAGCTAGACAGATGTTTAATGATGTTTCTCCGATGATCCCGACGTTATCGTAGGCCAGCGGGAAAGACGCGCCAAACAGAAACTGGAACACAATTGTCAACGCCGTCAGCAGGCAAGCCATTCCGGCGTACCAAAGCGGCGTAACGTGCCATTGCGGAAGACGTTTGTTGTACGTCGCAACATAGAGTGCGCCGCTGAAAATAGTTAGGTGACAAATAAGGTTGACGAGCAAGATCATTTCTTCTTCCCCTTCACCTTGTCCACCACCTCAAAAATGTCCGAATTTTCGTTCTTGCGGAAAAAGTTGGCGATAGCGCCAAGAATAAAATATGCCGTAAAGCCGACAATGGCACCAGACGCAATCTGAGTGTCCCAGTCGTTTGTCAGGCCAACCCGGTCAAGAATAGGGCCAGCAAAGATCACGGCAGAGCCGGTGCTAATGCCGCCACGCATAAACGCTTCGTTGATACTGGCGGGCTTGATAAACGTCAGGATGCCAAGACCCCCGAATAGCCCGCCAATGGCGGCGGTAATCTTGCCGGTGAGATATTCGGAGGCTCCAAGCATGGCACTATTCCCTAATTTGCTGCTTCAGCGGTTTGATTTGCTACTTCAGCAGCCTGTTCAGCCGCAATTTGCTCTTGCCCCTGCTTCCGTATTTCCGCGATTAGATCAACGACCTGCACATAAGGCGCGTTTCCCAAAGCGTTGAGAATGGCGTTCACCTGTTCAATGGTCAGGTCGAGTTTCATTACGCGCTCCAGGGCAGCGGTGGCGTGACTACAGGCGGGTTAATCTGGTCGTTAATGTTTTGGGCAAGCACAGCTTCAATATCCGTTTTGTTTATCCGACCATCCCAAATCCAATTTAAAACTTGGTCCTGTGTCAGATCAGCGTAAGGCGTAAAGGGCTGACCGGGCGTAAAAATGACGTTTACACTTCCGGGCAGAGAGGACGAATACGTTCCATCCGTTGCGCTGCAACGCCAACCAACCAAGAAAACAACATCAGTTTTCCCGTCCTCTTGAGGAAAGCACGTCAGGCTTTCGACGACCCAATCGTATTTAATATTCATCTTTTTTACCTCTATGCTACTTTTGTAAGACCCCAAGATATTGGGTAGCCGTTGTAAGAGGTATTCCTAACCTGAATGTAAGATCCGGAATACTGCATTTCCATAGTTGAAACAGCGCCGTCCACCACGGTTTTAAGAGCGCCGTTGCCGTTTTCTTGCATCATAATGCGGCTAATCCAGCTTGCTCCGGTGTAGGTTGTCGCCCAGAAAAAATACATTCCAGTACCTAAACCCGCAACAACAGCAGTGTTGTACCAAACGTTTACAGTTGCGGCTGCGGTAGTACCTGTTTGGCTGTTGATGTTGGAACCTGTCAAAAGCCCTGAAAAAGTACCAGCAGCGGCGTTCACCGTACCAGTAAACGTAGGACTTGCGCTCAGCACCATATTACCTGTGCCAGTCACGGCGTTAGAAAGTGTCACGCCACCGTAGGTAAGCGCAGCAGAAAGAGTGGTAGCACGGCTTAAAGTGATAGCCCCAGTCGCTGTGCCGTTGATCGTGACAGTCCCGCTGCCCTTAGCGTCAATCGTCAGGTTCTCGTTTGTGCCGGACGAAGTGACGGAAAGCGCAAGTCCTGCGGCAGCAGCCGCTCCCTTAACGTTCAAGCCAGTCACTACGTTAGCGGTAGAGGCATCTACGTTCAGGACCGGGTTAGTTGTGCCTTGACGGCCAACGGCAAGAGCGTTGGCGGAAGTGGTAGTAAGCGTCTGATTAGCACTGGCGAGTGTGCCGGTAAAAGTCGGACCAGCCGATAACACAACGCTACCAGTCCCGGTGCTGGTAGTAACACCCGTGCCGCCGTTAGCGACAGGCAAAGTGCCTGTGACCTGGGAGGTCAGGCTAATGGTGCCAGAGAGGTCGCTAGTAGGGATAGTGGACGAAGCCGTAAACGCCGACGTTCCAGAACCCTTGACGTAACCCGTCAGGGTAGTCGCTCCAGTACCGCCGTTAGCAACGCCCAGCGTACCAGCCAGCGTGATTGTGCCGCTGCCAGTCACAGGACCGCCGCTGGTTGTCAGACCAGTCGTACCGCCGCTAACGTCAACCGACGTAACGCTGCCGCCACCAGCAGTTGAAGCAACAGTGATAGAGCCGTTGCCGTTCGTAATTGTGATGCCAGAACCAGCCGTCAGCGTGGCTTTGGTCAGCGTGTTGCCCGTGCTGTTGCCGATCAGAAGCTGACCGTCCGTGTAAGTAGTCTGCCCCGTACCGCCGCTACTGACCCCCAAAGTTGACGAAAGCCCGCCAGCGTTGCCGCTGATGTTGCCGGTAATCTTGGAGCCAGCCAAGCTAGTAATCCAAGCCGGATCGCTGTAGCTGCCGCTGGTGTACACGCCGTTTGTAACGGTGCCAGCGTTGCCCGTGATGCCGATGCCCCAGGTGCCAGACGCGCCCGAACCAGTGGTCGAAGGCACATCCAGCGCCGTGCGAGCATCACCAGCCGTGGCCGAACCAGTACCACCCGACGCAATAGCCAGCGTGCCGCCAAGGGTAAGGGTGCCGCTGCTGGTAATCGGGCTGCCGCTAAACGACAGGCCCGTGGTCCCGCCCGACGCCGCAACGCTCGTCACGGTGCCAAGGCTAGGCTCAGTCGCCCATTCAACGTCCGTTCCGCCCGAATTGACGCGCAGGAACTTCAGCGCGTTTGTTGCATAGGACGGCAGCAGGTTGGCGCGAGCGCCCGCTTCAGTGGTGGCGTTTGTGCCGCCGCTGGCAATAGCCAGCGTGGCCGTCAGGCCAGCCGCATTACCCGAAATGTTGCCAGTGATCTTGCTGCCCGCCAGCGATGTAATCCAAGACGGGTTGCTGTAGCTGCCGTTGGTATAGACGCCGTTGCTCACCGTGGCAGCGTTGCCGCTCACGCTGATGTTCCAGGTACCAGACGCGCCCGTGCCGGTAGGCGACGGCACATCCGTACCAATCGCCAAGCCCAACGCGGTGCGAGCGCCAGACGCGGTAGTGGCACCAGTGCCGCCTTCGCTGACTTGCACCTGATCGCCCGACAGGCTGAACGCGCCCGACGCCGACAGCGTGGTGAACGCACCAGCCGCAGCCGTGCTGCCGCCAATGGCCGTGCCGTTAATAGTGCCGCCCGTGATGGTCGCGCTGCTGGTGGTGATGTTGCCGTTTACGCCACCCGTAGCGGTAATCACACCAGTGACGCCCAAAGTTCCGCCAACTGTCTGGTTGCCCAGCACCGACAGCGTTTTGGTCAGCGGGATCGTCACGCCGTTAGATGTAAACTTGGCAACCGCTTCGGTCAGAACCGTAGCGGCAAACTCGCCAGCGTCCTCCAGGTAAAACCCGGTGCTGGTTTCGTCAATCCACGCAATGCCTGGTACGCTTTCGGTGCCATCGTAAAACCGCAGCGGGGCCAACATTCCGCCCTCGCCCGTGCGCGAAAGAGAATTGGTAATCTCGTTACCAATGTCCTCCATCGTGTCGTTGGCCCACTCCGTCTCAATGACGGTATTGGGTTCAACCGGGTTGCCAGCGGGCAGCGAGTAAGTACCTGAACCGTTGCGGGGCATATTTCTAATCCCTTACTTGATTTGCAATAGTAGTTGCCGCAGCCGCAGCGTCGATTGACTGCGCGTTTAAACGACCGCGTGCCTGCAATTCCTGCAAGCGGCGCAGGAACGCAAGGCTTTGATCTGGGTTGTCAAAGCTGGTCAGGTGCTGTGCGACCTGCGACCGCGTTTGCTTTCCGACTGCGCCAGATATGCTGTTCCACACGCCCTTGATGGTTGACTTTACAGGAGAAGAAGCCGCCTCAATTACTTCATCAGGCGTCAAAGTATCGACAGCTTCGGCAACCTTATCTGCGGTCTGAGAGCCGCTACGCACAAAATTGCTTGTGCGTGCCGCTTGGTTTTCCATGTTAAGCCTTGCCTCAAGGTCCGCAGGACGGTTTCTGATGTTCGGAATTGAAGACTGCAACTTCGCGCGGCTTTCGGGGTTGCCATAGAAGCTACGCAGCACGTTGGGCTGGCTGCTTAGATCGGACATGGAATTGACGCCGGAACGCAACGCCTCAATCTGACCACGCCTGTACCATTTAGACTGCGGGCCAGTGGCTGTTCCAAGTATAGCGTTTACGTCAGGAGCGCCTTCCTTCGGGAAGTTCAGGCCAGCTTCGTAAAACTCCCGCGCTTCTGCTGGGCCTGCGTATGCTCCACGTGCGCGGGAATACACTTCCCCGCCAGGTGCTAAGTCAGCAGCGCCAACAAGTTCGCGGCGTACAGCAGACGCCATTTCGCGTTCCGCCCGTGTCGCAACCGGCGCACCTGGGACCGGGCGCGGATTGATGGAATAAGACGGGCGCAGCATTTCGTTAATGTTTTGATTGACCAAATCAACATCGCGGAACGTGGGGTTTCTAGCAAGAGCGCCATTGTTGAAAAGCGGGTTTACCGGCCTTCCCCACGCCATTGCGGCTTCTTCCGCGTTCTGTATGACGTTCTGGACTGCCGGTAGTTCAAACTGGGCACGAACCGTAGGGTCGGTAATCTCAGGCAAATCGCCAAGCTGACGATAATACGGGCCAGACTGCGTGCGGGCCTGCGTCAGCAGATCGTCCAGCACGGCTTCGCCACGGCCCGTTGCCCGTGTTCCAAGAGCGCGTTCCAGCGCGTTGACAACGCGCGACGGCTGGCTGGCGGCGCGTTCTGCCAACGCAGTTTCAACGATATTGCTGCCTTCGCCTGGCAGCGTCCTAACAGAACGGCCAAGCCGCTGGGTCTGAGTGCCGCCAACGTCAATAACGCCCAGCGGAACGCCAAGCCTGCGGGATTCTACCAGTTGCGCCATTGCATCTTCAGGCGTCACACCAGACGCCTCCATTGCGCGAAGCACTTTGATTTCCGCTGCCGTCGCACCGCCGCTACGCTGCGGCGCGGCTGGCGGCGCA